CAAGTTCTAATGATAAATCTGTTGAAAATGTTGATGCCATATTAGTACGGTTTTATTGGTGTCCAAACCATTGTTGCTCCTGGTATTATATCGTTCCACGTAATAACTCCTGGTTCTACTGTATCTAGTGTTAGACCTGAACCTGTAGGACTTACATTTGCGTCAGCAGTTATTGTAACATTTCCAGTAGCCAAGGTCAATGTGTTTCCAGTAGGCGATACGTTAGTATCTATATTAATAGTAAATGCACCTAATCCTAAAGATACAGCATTTCCTGTAACTGTGTGATTAGCATCAGCAGTAATAGTTAAAGTACCTGTGCCTAATGCAAGTCTATTTGGATCTGCATTTTCTGTAACTGCATCTGCAATAATACCTACACTACCAATTGTAATAGATAAACTATTACCTACTACGGAAACTTGTACATCACTATCTGGTCCTGATGTAGCAAATGGTAATGCTGATATTGCGTCAAATCCTAAACTCATAAATAATCCTTAAAAGGGGACAGTAGGTATGTGGTGGTGTACTGCCCCCATCTAAAGATTATATCATCGTTTAAACCAAGAAGGAAGACCTAAATGTGGACGCTTGTCAAACATATTATCCTTCGCTCCAGGTGTTTTACGATTGTTATAATGCAGAAAAACTTGTACGCACTCTTTGCCTTTGAATTTTTCTCTCCAATGTTCTAGCTCACAGCCAGAATAAACTAACATATCTCCTGGTTTTAAATCTACTTTAACACCTTTTTTACCTGTTTCTCCAGATGGTTCTAAATATATTGGCCAATCATCACCAGCAAGATTCATAGTAGTAGATATCTCACAACTAAATCTATCTTTGTGTCTTTTTAAAATATCACCTTTTTTATAAATTCTAGCATATGTATATGCAGGATATAATTTTAATCCTGTTGCTTTTTCCATACCTGGCTGACATTTAAGCATTAAAGTTTCCATAGCTATATTAGAATACTGACTATAGGTTTCTGGTATCTGTTCATCTTTACCTTCGTAGTGACCTATAATATTTTCAAAGGGTGATATGTATCTAGCATTTCTACAAGTATCGTATACTTGTTTTTGCATCATAAAATAATTTGCAATAAAAGCTGCTAGGTCTTTTGATATTGCTTGTTTAATAACTGTGTATTTATTTTTTTTAAACATCTTTAGCCATTTCTTTTGGTACAGCTTGTATATTCCAATGTATAAATCTAAATGGTTCAATACCAAAGTCTACTGCATACTCGTGTTCTAAATAACCTGGAAATATAATTAATGTTCCTGGTTTTGGACGTAAATGAAATTGTTCGTGACCTGCCCATACACCTTTTAAGTCTGGTTTCATTTTTAGTTTTGTAGATCTTGCACCAGTTTTTGGTTCGTGAAATACAGGATAAGAAGTTTTATCACTACACTTTAAAAAGTAAAAACCTGATACGTGTTGATTCCAATGTATATGTGCTGAATGATGACCACCACCTTTTTTAGCAAACTCTTGTACCCATAATTCAGAAAACATAGTTGTGTATTGTGACATATCATAACCTTGGTGATCTAAATACTCCCAAGACTTTTGACCAATATAATTTCTAAAATCTAAAAAATCATTATCCATTGTCAATGGTGTTGAGTGATATGATCTTCCAAAATCACCGTGTTCTTTTATAAATTTCTTTTCTCTTGTTCTTGCTTCTTTAATATATTTGTTACTTGCTTTGTTTAAAGATTTTACAAACTCTGGTTTTTCCTCACTCCATATTACAGTTGGAAAATAACTATTTATAAACATTATCTAAAAGGCCTCCCTAAATGCCATACCACAAGACTATATCTTGTGCCTGATGTTACTGGTTTAACTCTATGCCACACAAAACTAGGAAATACAATAATAGATCCTTTTGGTAGTATTTCTTTACATTGTACTCTATGTTTTGATTCGTCTCTCATATGTGGATCGTAGTTTCTAAAATCAAATTCTAATTCACCACCTTTATATTCTGAACCATCTGTTAATTGACAAGTCATAGATAGTTTTCTAATCTTACCATTGTCAGGTCCTTCTTTTTGATAAGGTTTATCCCAACTATCACAATGCCAATCGTAGTATTGGTTTAATTTATATTTTGTAAACTGACAAGACTCACTTCTGTCCCATTCAAAATTCCAACCAGCATTTTTGTTAGCCATATGAACGTATGGGTGTAATTCTTTATATATCCAAGTATCATTTAACCATACTAAATCAGAGTTTCTTTTTCTTTTTAAATCTAATACTTCTTGCTTGTTTAATTTTTTATCACCATAGCCACCTGTTCTAGCCATAACTTCTTTTTGTGCATTTGCGTAAGCTATTACATCATCACAAAACTTTGGTGTTAGCACACCACTAAAATACCAATAATAATTAGATATATTCATACGTTATAGTTTGTATAAAGTTTAATGAATCTTTTTGATTGTTAGTTATGTAATACATATTAGTTGATGGAAACATAATAAATTTATTGTCAGTAAGTTCTATATCCCAAGATCTACCTTTACGTCTGTTATCTTCAAAGTGTATTCTGACCATACAGTCTTTAACTTTTACACCATAGAGTAATGTAAAGTCTGGTGAGTTACGTAAATCCACAGGATCTACATTTAATAAAGGAATTGTTGTTTCTTGGGGTTTATACATATTGCCCCACGTTTCTTTATTAATTAGATTAAAACCATATTCTAAATTTATATGTTCTCGAATGTATGTATTTAACATATCCCAAGTTCGTGAAAACGGAAAATCTTTGTTTTGAATTACTGATTGTAAGATGTCACCTGATAATTTATCTCGGTCAATATCCCAGTCTTTAGGCATATCGACATCACCAAAATATAATGCTTGTTCTGTTAATACTTTCTTTTGCATACCACCACCATTTTTAATTTACTCTTTGCCGTTCGTCAAGTTCCAAGATTGATTAGTTTCATCCCACTGATAACCCCATCTGTGAGTATCAGCTGTATTTTGTGATTCTTGTTCAGCTGTCAATGCTGGAGCATCACCGATTGGTGATTTCCAAGTAGCAGTTGTAGTGTCTTTTACCCAAGAAGCATAAGGTTTTTTAGACCAAAAGATATTATTATCTTCATCCCATTCCATACCTATACCTGCGTAATTTCCTCTAAAAGCTTTTGAATCATCACCTGAACTATGTTTATTTTGTGATGTATTGTATGAAGTTTGAATCCACATTTGTGCAGGCCAATTATTGTGTGTTTCTAAATATTGTTGACCTACTGATTCATCTTCAACGCCATCAGCGTTTAACATATCAGAGTTATTTAAAGTTAATACTTGAATAACTTTTCCGTTAGCTCCTAGTTTTGCAAAATGTGCCATAATGTTTCTCCTTATATATTAATTTTAATTATCATTCAACTACTGAAATTTATACCTTATTACAACAACTCCTGAACCACCAGAGCCAGGAGCAGCATTTCCACCGCCACCGCCACCAGTATTAGCTTGTCCTACCGCAAGAGGTGCTGGAGCGCCTGGCCCTGCACCACCGCCACCCAAACCTCCTAAAGGTTGATTTGGATAACTGATTTGCGATGAATTACCTCCACCAGCATAAAATCTGCTTCCACTACAAGGTTGACCTGTTGTACCATTAATATTGTTTGCAACACCTGTCCCTCCTCTTGTGCCTCCAGAACCATTAGGTGATGTACTTGTTCCACCTGCAGCAGTCGCTCCACCACCCCAGCCTCCACCTTGACAGCCAGGTTGACTTGGACCACCAGGTTGTCCTTGAGGTGGACTTACTGGAGGTGTATTTCCTGTTCCACCACTTGATGCTGCTGCTGGAGGTCCACCTGTACCACCACCTCCTGATCCACCGGGTCCACCATCTCTAGCAGGACCTTGTGAACCTGCTCCGTGACCACCACCTGCTGATGTTATTGTTGAAAAACTTGAAGTGTTTCCTGGAATTCCATCAAAACCACTTCCACCAGGTGTAGGAGTTCCACTAGTAGTTCCAGCTCCTCCTGCTCCAACTGTAATTGGATAAGTGGTTGCAGGCACTGGTAAAGCTGAAACACCAGACCCTAAAGGTCCAACTGTATAACAACCTGAAGCCGCTCCTGAAGACATACGAGCTCCACCTGCGCCTCCTCCAGCACCATAATATTCTCCACCACCGCCGCCACCACCAACTACTAAATAATCTACTGTAGCTGAACCCAAAGGATTACCTGCAGTAGTAACTGTAAAAGTACCAGGACCCGTAAAAGTGTGTATTTTGAAATTTCCACAAGTAACAACTGTACCTCCAGTTGCAACTACAAATTCTGGCCCTGGCGCTGATGATTGTAAACCATCATCTGTAACTAACCAACCTTTTGTAGCATCTACATAAATTAAAGTAACAGCTATTCCTTCTGTTGATAAAATTGAATTTTCAGCCACACCACCAATATTAGAACCATTTCTTAAAATGTTTACTACACTTGTATCAAAAGTATTTGCATAATCTTTTATTGCAACCACTGCTCCAGAACTAGGTGATGAGGGAAGTGTTACATTGACTGCACCACTAGTTGTATTTACAAAATAACCTTCACCAGCGACTGCTGTAAAATCTCCTGTTTTAACTGTTGTATTCCAAGACGCTGAACCTGTTGCACCAAAGTTTGTTGCTGTACCTTGGTTATTAATTGTTGCACCTGCAGGAATTGTGAACGTATCTCCACTATCTCCTAATTG